AGTTCGGCCGGCGTGTACACGGCGCGGCAGACCCTGACCGCAGTACGGACGGCCACCCCGGCGTCCTCCTCCAGCAGTTCCTTGGCGAACAGGTGGGCGATTGGACGCGTCCGTACCTGCTCTCCCCCGCCGCCGAGCCCGCAGACCACAGCGCGATCCCTCAGGTAGGACAGCCGCATGCTCAGGCTCTCCACCACGGCACTCTTGCTGATCTCCAGCTCGGGCTGACGCTTCATCGCCCATTCCTCCAGGTGCTTGTGATCCAATTGCTCAGGTTCTCCAGTGCAACCCCGTACTCGACGGTGGCGCGCCACGCGCGAGGCCACGCGCCCATGCCGTACCGGGCACCGGCGAAGGTGCCGGCGATGCAGGCGATGGAGTCGGAGTCGCCCCGGGTGACCGCCCCACGTCGCACCACCATCTCCGGGATCCGGCTGTAGCTGGTGGCGCACAGCAGCGCGGTCGCCAGCGCGGTCTCAGCCGTCCACCCGTCGCCGCCGAGGACGCACGGGTCCAGCTCCCAGGGAAGCCACTCGCGTGACGCGCTCCGGATCGACCACAGCGCCTCCAGGCACTGGTCCCAGCCGTAGGCGATCCACTTCCGAGGGTTGCCATCGGCGAGGTCACCGAGCCAGGTGGCCCGGTAGACGGTGCGCTGACGCCGGCCGTACTCGATCAGGCGGTCCACGATCGAAGACAGGGCGATGTTCGAGGCGAACGTGCGCACCGCGTAGGCGGTCAGGTCGGTTGCGGCCAGCGCGGTCGGATGCCCGTGGGTCACGGCGCCCACCAACTGGGCCATGCCGGACCGATCGTCAGGGCTCAGCGGAAGCAGGCCGATCGGCTGCACGCGCATGTTGGCGCCGCACCCCTTCGAGGTCACGTCAGTGGCGCGCTGCCAAGCCATCGGCGAACGCAGCCGCTCGATGGAGCGCAGGCAGGTGCCGCCCGGCGCCCGCTTGGCCAGGTCCGGCTGCTTCGACCACCGGATGTACTCGACGCGCAGGGCGTTGGCGAGCTGATCCGGTGTGCGCCGGCCCCGCCCCCAGGTCTCGACCAGGGCGTCACCGGTGGCGATCATCATCTGCGTGTCGTCGGTGACCATGCCGACCCGGCCGGGGCCCAAGTCGCCGTACCTACTCTCGATTTCGGGAACCCGCATGAACTCGGTGGGGCGCGCTAGGGCGTCCCCGTATGCAGCGCCGAAGATGGCGCCCTTGATCTTGTTGGCTTTCACGTCTCCTCCTCCAGGGACTGAGCAACCTAGGAGCGGCGCCCCCGCAGAGACGCCGCCGGCTGGGCTGTTCAGGATCGCGGCACGTACAGCCGGGCGATCAGCACGTGGAGCCGGGGCAGCACGTAGCTGTAGACGGTGCGCTCGTCGATGCGCTTCGTCAGCCCGGTGGGGATGCCGTCGACGTCCTCGTCCGCCTGCACGCAGTGCTGAGCGGTACCGGCGGTGAACTCGACTTCGCCGCTCGTGTCGCCCGGCTTGCGGATGCCGATCGCGCCCGTGACGGCGTGGACCATGATCTCCATCACGGGGCGGTTCTCCAGCCTCACCATGTAGGCGGAGAAGGTGAACCCGTTCAGCTCCTTGTCGCCCGTGTACTTGATCTCGTCCGCGATGTGCCCGAGCTTCATGACTCCTCCAGGGGTCCGTTCCTTGTATGCACTTACTATACACGCAGCTTGACACGAGAGTCAAGTGAGTGGATGGCGCGGGAGTCGAACCCGCCGGCCGCTCCATGCTGGATCTCGCACGGCCGCCCCCCGGGGGCCACCCTCCGCCTCAGTGGCAGCAGCGCGGGTTGCCGCACCAGCCGGTCCCGACCGGGGGGCACGCCGTGCCGGTGGCGTGGAAGTGTCCGCAGGAGTGCCGGCCGCGCAGGGCATCCATCTGGCGGCGGGACAGTTCCTCGCGAACGGTGGTCGAGCTGGCGTTCATGACCCCTCCAGGGTGGCTAGTGGTTGACGTGGACCCCGTGTATGAAACTACTATACACTCACCTTGACTAAGGTGTCAAGTAAGGACTACGGCTGGCAGCACAGGTAGTTTCCGCACGGTCCATCGGGGTGCGGGGTCCCGACTGGGTGGAAGTGTCCGCAGTTGCAGCAAAACTCGGGATCGTGGTCGTCGTCCCGGCAGTGGCACCGCTCGTCGGTGATGTCGGTTCGCTCGCCGTACGTCATTTCGGCCTCCCCGGCTCCGTGTATAAAACTACTGTACACGGTCCTTGACTGGGAAGTCAATAGCTTCTGAGCTGGGGAAATGAAACGGGCGCCCCGTGTAAGGCGCCCGTTTCTCACCCCTGGAGGAGGTGACGTCGAGGCAGGAAATCGAGAGCATCGAGAACGACGCAGCCTGGATCGACCGGCCAAGCGTACGACAACCGGGCCGGCTCCGGCCAGCCCGGTTGATGCAGGTGGATCACGGAAGGTAAGGTGCAGCTCAGCCGAGTACGTGACGGCGCTGGCTGTGGGCCGGTCGAGCGTGGCAGGGCAGAGGACTCACTGACCCATGACCATCGACGAAATCCAGTTCCCCACGGACTTCTCCGTCCTCACGGACGCCCAGCTCGACGAGCTGGAGCAGATGGCCCGTGCGGCGGCCAGTCCGATCAGCTCGCGCGTGTTCGCCAGCGCGGAGGTCAGCACCGAAGAGGTGGACTCCCTGGAGCGCCTGTCGGAGCTGGTCGAGAACGTGCAGGCGGAGCGCAACGCGCGCATCGCCTCCGCGTCCACCGCTGCGGCCACCGCCTCCCGCGCTTCCCGGGCCGCGCAGACCTTCGCCACCGCGCCGGCCGAGCCGAAGCCGGCCGACCCCCAGCCCGCCCCCGAGCCGGACAAGCCGACCGAGCCGAAGCCGGAGGCGCCCTCGGTGGCGCAGGTGGCAGCGGCGGCCGGGCCGGACAACAAGCCGGTCGTGCCGGTCGCCGAGACCGACGAGCGCCGCAACTACACGAAGGTGGTGGCAGCCGTCACCGCGCCGGGCAAGAAGGCCGGCGAGGAGTTCTCCAACGTCGAGGAGATCGGCAAGGTGATGGAGGACGCCATGGCGGCCTTCGGCAACCTCGGCCCCGGCCAGTTCTCCCGGACCAACGTCGTGCAGGTCCAGCGCCAGTACCCGGACCACCTGAAGATCACCAACTCGGACAGCCTGGCCACCGCGTGGGCGAAGCTCGACGCCGTGGCCAAGGAGCCGGAGGGTGGCCTCGTTGCCGCCGCCGGCTGGTGCGCGCCGAGCGAGATCCTGTACGACCTGTTCGAGCTGGAGAACGGCACGGACGGCATCCTCGACCTGCCGGAGCTTCAGATCCGGCGCGGCGGCGTGCAGGTCACCCCCGGCCCGGACTTCTCGTCGATCTGGTCGGGCGCCGGCTACTGGCACCAGACCGAGGCGCAGGTCCAGGCGGCCACCTCGAAGCCGACGATGAGCATCGCGTGCCCGTCCTTCACGGACAACCGGCTGGAGGTGGAGGGCGTCCAGATCACCGGCGCGTTCCTCCAGGACCGGGGCTACCCGGAGCTGGTCGCGCGGTTCACCCGGGGCGCGATGATCGCCCACCAGCGCAAGCTGAACATGTTCGCGATCAACAAGGTTGCGGCCGGCTCCACCACGTTCGACTACACCAACGTGGCCAACCTGGCCAACACCACCACCGAGTACAAGGACCTCACGGCCCTGTCCCGGCTCATGGCCGTGTTCGAGATCCAGGCCACGGACTACCGGTACAAGTACCGGATGCCGTTCTCGGCGGCGCTGGAAGTCGTGCTGCCCTACTGGGTGATCGCCTCCTGCCGCCAGGACGTGCAGCGCCGGATGGGCGTCGGCCCGGCCGAGGCGTTCAACGTGGCGCGTGACCAGATCGAGGCGTGGTTCGCGCTGCGCAACTGCCGCGTCCAGTGGGTGTACGACTGGCAGGACGCCTACAACGTGCCCGGCTCCGGCACCGACACGCACACCACCCTGGGTCAGTCGGCGGGCGTCTACACGCTGCCGACCACCGTGTACGGCTTCCTGTACGCGGCCGGCACGTGGGTGCGGGGCGTCTCGGACGTCATCCGGCTGGACACCGTGTACGACAGCACCAACCTGGCCCTGAACCAGTACATCCAGCTCTTCACGGAGGACGGGATCCAGGTCATCAAGCGCGGGTTCGAGTCGCGGATGGTCAAGATCACGATCGACCCGAGCGGCACCACCTCCGCCACCACCAACATGGTGACCGGCTGACCCTGACGGGCCGGGCCTGGGCGCGCGAGCGACACCGCCTGAAAGACGCTAGGCGGCCCAGGCCCCTCACCTCCCGGAAGGGGGAGACATGGCTTCTCGCAACGAGTTCACCGACTCGGTGGCGCTGGTCGCGGCCTCGCTGCCGTCCACCGCTGCCGCTACGCCCTACACGGCGACCAACCTGGGCGTGGTGCCCTACGACGGCACCGTGACCCGGGTCGAGTACGTGCCCAGCGCCGGCATCACCGCCAACGGCACCAACTTCCAGACCCTGACCATCCAGAACGGCGGCGCGGGCGCGGCCGGCACGACCACCGTCGCCACGCGCGCGTGGTCGGCCACCAACTCGACCGCGAACACCCCGGAGCAGGCCGCCCTGTCGGGTACGGCCGCCAACCTGGAGGTCAAGCGCGGAGACGTCCTGCGCTACGTCTCCGCCGTCAGCGGCTCCGGGGTCGCGCTGCCAGTCGGTTCGGTCATCGTCCACGTTCGGCCCCGGGCGTTCTGATGGCGATCCCACCGCTCGTCGTCGATCCCCCCGAGGCCAGGCCCACGCCTCCGGGTCTGTTCAACGTGGCAGACGGGCCGGTGGACTTCCCGACCGAGCACATGTCGTACGCCGGTGCCGTGTGGCTGCCGGACACCTGTGCCACGGCGGGGCTCTATCCGGCCCCGTGCCAGACCCCGCCGTACGGCTCGTTCACGCTGTCCAACGTCGAGAACCTGGCGCAGGCGTGGCCGTTCTGGGCGATGGCGTCGCTGGTGACCGGCCCGCTGGGCATCTCCGACGACGAGGCCGTTCGGCGCGTGCGCCAGCGGCTGCTGCTCCAGGAGCAGTACGCCGTAGAGCGCGCCTTCTGGGGCGGTACCGCGACCTTGTTCACGGGCGTCACCACGGTTGCCGGCACGGCGCCGCCGGCCGCCGGTAGCGCCGGTGTGGCCGGCGGCATCCTGGAGCAGATCGCGGCGGCCGGCACGAACGCCGGCTACGTCGACCTGACCGGCACCACGGCCACGAACGTGGCCGACGCGGTGTCGGTCCTGGAGCAGGCGGCGGCCGACAACTACTACGGGCAGGCCATCATCCACGCGCGGCCGGCGGTTGCGGCCTACGCAGCGAAGAACGGCCAGTACCGGGTGATCGGCCTGCCGCCCGGCCCGGACAAGACGTACATGTACACCCAGAACCTGAACTACTGGAATTTTGGGAACGGGTACGCCGGCACCGGACCGACCGGCCAGGCGGTCGTCAGCACCTTGGGCGGCACCGAGTACATGTGGGCGACGGGCCGGGTGCGCATCTGGCGTGACCCGCAGATCTTCGTCTCGCCGCCGGATCAGTTGCTCAACCGCACCACGAACCAAAGGGGTGTCTACGCGTGGCGACCCTACGTGGTGGGGCTCGAATGCTTCGCCGCGTGCGTCAAGATCACCCGGGCATAACGGGAGGGACGAAATGGCAGAGATCGACCTCTCGCCGGACGAGGGGCTGGAAGAGCAGACGCGGGCCGTGCTGGAAGCGGCCGGCGACCTGGCGTGGGATGTGCACTGGAACCCGCGCCCCAACAAGCCGTGGGGCGGCGTGCTCGTCGTGCCCGATGAGGTGGCCGACCGTCTGAGCGCGACGCAGGCGGCCACCGGGCGGCGCGGCCGGAAGGGCGGTAGCGCGTGAGCACCACCACCATGCGGCGGTTCAAGGGCGAGGTCATGCGGGCCACGCTCCTGGACGCCTGCGGTTCGCCGATCCACGGTGCGGCCAGTACGGCCGTCACCAAGGGGTTCGCGAAGGTCGCCGCGTCGCCGAACTACGAGAACGCCACCGACTACTTGATGCGCAACGCCAACGACGAGTTCGAGATCAACGAGCAGGGCTTGCCCCTGCTGCGCTGGTGGGAGGTGACGATCGACTTCATCAACGTCGACCCGGCGTGGCTGTCGATCCTCACCGGCGTCCCGCTGGTGCTCGACGACTCGTCGAACGTCATCGGCTGGCGCTCGCGCGAATCGGTTACCTCGTACTTCGCGCTGGAGATGTGGTCGGCCCTGGCCGGCGCGCCATGCGCGGCCGGCACCAAGCCGCACGCGTACCAGCTCCTGCCGTACCTCATCAACGGGCGGCTGGGCGACGTGACCGTGGAGAACGCGGCAGCCACCTTCACTGTGGTGGCCCACACCCACAACAACTCGCTGTGGGGCACCGGCCCGTACAACATCCGGCTCAACGGCTCCTCGGTCGCCTCGCCGCTGCTGTCTCCGATCGCGAGCACCGATCACTTCCACACGGAGGTCTCCTTCCAGCCTCCGCCGAGCCCGACGACCGGCGCGGTCGCGCTGCCGTAAGGAGATCCAGTGGCGCAGTCTCTCGATTCACAGCTCATCGCTGTGAGCATGGGCGGGACGATCAGCAACATCGTCGGCCTGGCCACCACCACGTCCACGTTCAGCCTGGCCAACTCGCAGGGCTGGACGTCGGGCACCGGCGCCCAGCAGGCCGACCGGCTGTACACGGCCACCCGCACGATCGCCGCGTCCGGCACCGACCCGCTGGACCTGGCCGGTGTGCTCACCGATGGCATCGGAACGACGATCACGTTCGCCCGGGTCAAGGCGATGTACATCGCCGCGTCCGGCGGCAACACGAACAACGTGATCGTCGGCGGCGGCACCAACCCGTTCGTCAACTGGGTGGGCGCCGGCACGCACACGGTCACCGTCCGGCCGGGTGGCCTGCTGCTGCTGACCGCGCCGGACGCCACCGCGTACGTGGTGACGCCGGCCACCGGCGACATCCTCCAGCTCGCCAACTCGGGCGCCGGGACCACGGTCACCTACACGATCGCGATCTACGGTTCCAGCGCCTGACCGCGCGGTACGCTGCCGGGGAGTCTCCGACCAGGGGTGGCGGGGCTCCCCGGCTCTGTCTTGGAGGTGATGGACCGTGACGCAACCGGCATACGCGCAGAATCAGGATGCTCCCTGTTCGCAGGCCAACTGTGTCGGCTGCTGGAACCCGGACACCTCCGTCGACTCGACGACCTGGAATACGTTTCCGCCCTCCGTGCAGGTGTACGCGCTGGACTTCGCGACGACCGTCCTGTGGGGAGCCACCGGGCGCAGGTTCGGGCTGTGCACCGAGACGGTGCGGCCCTGCCAGCGGGGCCAGATTCCCGCGTACCTGACGTTCCCGGCCATCTTCGACCCGTACGGGGGGGCCGGTGGTGCGTACGCCTGGGGCCTGCTGGGGCTGTCCGGCGGCACCTCGTCCATGCTGGTCAACTTCGCCTGCTGCCCTGGCGGCACCTGCCAGTGCTCGGACTCGGGGATCAACCTGCCCGGCCCGGTTGGTTCCGTGTCCAACGTGACGATCAACGGTTCGACGCTCGACCCCAACGCGTACCGCCTGGACGGCCACCGCCTGGTGCGCCAGGACGGCTACGCCTGGCCGCAGACGCAGGACTTCAGCAAGGCGGCCGGGCAGACCAACACCTGGTCGGTCACCTACACCCGAGGCGAGCCTGTGCCGGATGCCCTGAACCGGGCCGCCGGCCTCTACGCCATCGAAGTCGGCAAGGCGCGCAACAAGGGCACCTGCGCGCTACCCCAGCGAGTGACCAGCATCGCCCGTCAGGGGGTCAGCGTGACCACCGTGCCGGTCGAGTTGTACCTCCAGAAGAACCTGACCGGGGTCGCTGATGTGGATCAGATCATCCTCACGTATAACCCGTTCGGCCTGCGCTCCCGGCCGCGCGTGTCGTCGCCCGACCTGACCGAGTTCCGCTGATGCCCACCGTCTCCGATCCGACGATCGCGCCGGCCGCACTGGAGCTGCTGACGGCGCTTCAGGTGGAGCTGGCGAAGGTGCCCTCTGGCGCGCCCACCCACTACCGGATCGTCCCCGGTCTTGCCGCCGTGCTCAGCCTCGACAACTTCGTGGACGAGTGCTGCGAGGGCGTGGCGTGGATCCGCCTTGTCAACGTCTATCCGACGCTGGACTTCCCGACGCAGGACAGCGACTTCCTACCCGAGGAGCCGGTGTCGTACGCGGCAGTGTTCGAGGTGGGCGTGGCGCGCTGCGGGGGCGGCCCCGGACCTGACGGCCACCCCAGCGATGCCGAGTACAACGCGGACTCAGCGCGGCTGATGGACGATGCAGCCGCGCTGCGCCGCATCGGCGCCACGCTGAAGGCGACCAGCACGCACATCATCGACTACCGCTACGGTCCGGGGGCGTGGGAGCCGATCGCGGCCGAGGGTGGCTGCATGGGCGGAGTCCTCCACATGACCATTCAGGTGCACAACTGCGACTCACAGATGGCGGGTTGAGATGGCCGAGGACGACAAGGAGTCCACAGTGGACTCTGATCTTGAAGAGCCGCAGGTCACGACCGAGCGCCCGGAGGAAGACGAGCCAGAGCAGGAGGTGGCAGAGGAGGAGCGGGTCACCCTCCGGGTGCTGCGTCCGTTCAACGACAACGACGCGGGTGACGTGATCGTGCTCGTCGCCCCGCTGGCGTCGGCGCAGGCCGCCAGGCTGTTCGCGCTCGGCCTGGTCGAGGTGATGGAGTAGCGCCGTGCGCGTCACCGGGGTGACGATCCGGCTTGATCCGGTCGCCGTGTACTCGATCCCCGCCGGCCTGGCGGCTCCGCTGGTCGCCGATACCACGCGCGAGGTCCTGAACCGTGCTCGCGTTCAGGCCAACGTGGACACCGGCAACCTGCGATCGTCGCTGCGGATGACGATGCGGGTGGCGAGGACCTTCGTCGAGGGCACCGTGTCAACGAATGTCAAATACGCCATTTACGTGCACAACGGCACCCGGCCGCACGTGATCTACCCGAGCAGGGCGCGTGCGCTGCGCTTCAAGTGGGCGAAGGCCGGCGGTAAGGTGGTCCACTTCCGCAAGGTCTGGCACCCCGGCTACAAGGGCAACCCGTTCCTGGCCGGCCCGCTGGCCGAGGTGGGCGCGACGAAGGGCTTCCGGGTGGTCGGCGGCGCGCCCGGATCCGGCAAGGTCGGCTTCGGGATCCTG